GACTCTTAATACATTGTTTTCGGTATCAAATGATAACTGCCCTTCAGAACCAGTAAAGGTGTCGTTACTTGATTTGTCTCCAGTTTGTACAAATTTCGTAGAATTAAGCTTAGAGCTAGTAACTAGTTCTCCGCTTTGAAATGTATGAGTATTATTTGTTGTAAGTGCCATAATAGATCAAATCCATCCACCTATTGAAAATTGCATAATTGTGGAGGTTGTTGCGGTATATCGCAGGTAAAGTTTTTTTCCGTCTCCGTTATCAATAACAGGAAGCCAAACAGTATGTATCCAAGCACCGTCTACAACGCCTCCAGTAGGATACATATCAATCATTGTTTGGTAGACTAGGTTTCCTGATCCATCTACTCCATTCGCAACATCAATAGAACCTAAAGAACCATCACTTTCTCTACTAATGTAGATTCTGCATTGAGCCAATGTTGCAGTAGCAGGAGCGCCATAATCAGAAGCTTTAACTGATAATTCAACATTTGTACCTCTAGCCTTTGATGAACCTACGCCTCCGAAAGTGCCTGTTGGAATATCTAAAACATAATAATCATAAGCATCAGTTCCTGTCGCGGTAATTCCAGTAAAAGTTATTGCACCTCCACCTCCACCTTCCCCATTGCTTGCGTTTGTTACTCTGCCCTGCGCATCAATAGTAAGATTGGAGTTTGTATAATTTCCTGCTGTAACTGAGGTGTCAGCTAATTTGTCAGCAGTAATAGCATCATCTGCAATTTTTGCAGTAGTCACCTGATTATCTCCTATCTTGTCACTAGATATTGCATCATTTGCGATTTTAGCCGTAGTTACTGCATTATCTGCAATCTTTGCGGTGGTAACTGCACTATCCTCAATTTTATCAGTAGTTACAGCACTATCAGTAATTTTTGCGGTAGTAACTGCACCATCGTTAAGTTTGTCTGTAGTGATGCTTCCATCTCCCAAAGAGACTGCATCCGCAGAGTTTTGTAATTCGTGACCTCCAGCAGTTACTCCGTCATGTACTCTAATTTTCTTACCATTTGTGTCATAGGTAATTTGACCAGCACTACCTGTGAAACCATCATTATTTGCTTTGGTGTCTGTTTGAATAACCTTGGTAGTATTTAGCTTAGTGCTGGTAACAAGCTCTCCGCTTGAAAATGTATGAGTATTGTTTTGTGATAATGACATGATTATTCCTTGGTTGAAATTTTGTTATTAGAAGACTCAATAAACTCAGCACGTAAGTGCTTGATTGAATTTCTTCCAGTTCCTGTAAATTTATATTTTAGTGAGTTTCCTCGCTTACCGATAGTAAACCTTTCAATGAATCCTTCTTGATTTGGTCGGGCTAATGGAATCGTTAAAACTCCATCAGGGTCGGTTACTTCGACTTCTAGCTTTGTTGTGCCAGTCGAGTCTAAGGGCTCGACTTTTGCATAGCCCCTACGAAAGTTTTTTACCTCTAAGTTTTGGTTATCATACGCCCTTGTATTTAAAGCCCAATTAATAGGCTGACCGCTATCGTCTTGTGCATCATCCATGCGAAATAGCCTTCCAAGCTTTGTTACGACATATAGCCTTTCTGAACTGTCTACCTTGGTCTTAGCTCTTACAAAGCTAGTTATTGGAAAGTCATATTCATCACGACTCTCCCACGATCCAATAAGAGTGTTAAATATGTAAACCCTAGATGAACTATCATCAGAAAAGCTTAGATAGTAGCGGTTTTCAAAAAAGATTGATCTACAATTTGACTCTGCGAGATCGAAATTTTCTGCCAGGATCTGATCATTAATTGGCTTCGATAATGGTTCATCTCTCAGATCAAAGCGTGTTAGTGTGCCTCTTGCATTTGAAGCGTCTAATCCTATATCCATAGCATAGACTCCATGATCTCCTAGAAAAAACACCGCTGATCCAACATTTTGTATACTATGCCTAGAGACACATCCAGTTTGTCGGCTTACTTGAGTAATAAAAGGAGTAGCACCGGGTATTGCCATTGAAGACAATTGTGTAATTGCCCATATACTTCGTCTTTTAAAAACAAGTGCAGAGTCTTCGGGAATCGGAGACATTCCTATGATATTGTCACCATCGCCTGGGCCAAAAGTAAATTTGTTTAAAACATCGAAGTTTGATTCATTTGCAATGTCGCTAAAGCTAATCGTGTCGGTATCAGTTTTAATGGCTAAACGATTTCCTGCGACTACACCAAAATCACCATTTGGAATATTTTTATCAGGTACAAATTCTGATGCTAAATCTCCATCCCACTTTTGAACATCTTGAGTGAGTATAAAGTCGAGGTTAACTGGTAGTGTTGGAGGTAGTCCAGTTAGTAAAATTAGTTGGTTATTAAACTGAACAGCCTCTACTTTCTCTGCTTCTACATGAGGAAATGGTGATTCATTTTCTCCAAGAATGAAGTCTAAATAAATAGGCAAAATTGCATCAAATATATAGTGCGTCTCAAATCCCTTCTCAGTAATAGATTCTCCATCCCAAAACAAAATTCTGTCATCTTGTACTAGCAAAATCTGATTTCTATCTTGCAGACCTATTCCTGCGAAATACTGGGCACTAAAGATTTCTGTCAGTTGGAGAGCTTCATTCAAAAAGCGTTCTCCACTTTCTGTAGTTAGAATATTTTCAAATTCGTCAGTCAAGTAACGAGAAGTAAAATCTAGCTGAGTGGTATGACCTAGCCTAGTAGTAACTTTACCATCGTCCATCCGCACATTGACTGCCTCACTTACCACCCCAGCCTGTAGCTGGGTTGGTTCGTTTCTAGAAGCTAAGGCAGAAAATCCTGTGTCACCGACTTCTCGCATCGGATCATCAAGCTTTCCATATGTACGATAACGAGTCATAGCTTAAAGTTTAAAACCCACTTTGCTGATTGATTAAAAACATGGGCTTTATCTTTCTCTTCCTTGATAGTTGCCTCCGCTCTTCTTAGGGCAGCCTGAGCTGTATCAATGACTACAAGTAACTCATCAATTTGATTATCCTTTTTACGGATTACTGCTTCCAACTTTTGAACTTCGTTCATTTCTTTAGTAGTTCGTAAATCTTGATGCTCATGTAGACGATAGTCGCTAGACCAGCGATGATGCCGACTATGGCATGGATTTGACCAAGTCCTATTGAAGCACAAGTGCCTGTGAATCCTGCTAGAAATGTTCTATCCATTACCAGCAACAATCCACGATAAAGATGAGAAGTATTAGAATAACTAGGCAAGTAATCATCATTCCTCGTTTGGTTAGGGATTTGTATTTGTCTTTGAGTAGTTTCAAATTCTTCATTTTGCTTGAATTAAAATTTAGTCTCAAAATACTTTGATTCTATGGGACTTGTTGATTGTGTTGATTGCGGAGCGAAGCATTCAGATGCGGATAATACTATTTGTCCGCAATGCGGAAGACCTTGGGGAACAGAAGAAGGACGAAGGAAGAAGGCATATAACGACGCAATGGACAGACTAAATAAAGAAAAGCAATATGCCTTTGAACGGGAATTACATGACCCGAGAACAGACCTCAGCGAATTGCTTAGAAAATACAAACCTTGGGCTAATACAAATTTGCAAGAAAGGGTCTTTATTGAACAGATTGAAGATGAGATTTTCCGAAGGCATGGAGAAGAAAAAGGCTTTTTACGTTTAATCCTTATTAGGAGGAATCTCCCTTTTTTGTTCTGGTTGATGATCAAATGTGGCATAATTTGGTGGTCATATTCATGGTTTGAATATCATGGTGGTAGAGAAGTTTTTTTAAGTTTTTTTAATTGATGGGAAAATTAGTAAGTCCCTTTTGGACTTCTGACTTACTACATCTCCGGGCGACAAAGATTGGAATCGCGAGATAGCAAAGCAGTCCAATGAATGCAAAGATAAGGATTCGTTTGATCGTAGTGGTAAAAGATTCAAATCCACTAGCGTGTTGTTCCATACCTTTCTCAATCAGAGTTTCGACATCTCCATGAGTAAGTGCTGATATGGTTTCCCTTGCTTCTTCAATCTCTGCGTTACCTTTTGCTACCTCTCCAATCAAAGCACCGCTTCCTGCTCCAAGAGCTGATCCAGTTGGGCCACCTAATGAGCCGACTCCACCGCCTACCACAGCTCCCATTGTGGGATACCATTGCTTCATCGAGCAACCTGTTAGCAGAAGTAATGGAAGGAGTAAAATCATGGAAGAATAGGATGCCTGGCATCCGTAAGTCTTGTGTCGTTTCCTTTAACGACTTGTGCATTAGAAGCATCTCCTTCACTTGCGACATCTAAGGATGCTGAAGTTCCTGCATCTGATATTGTAGAAAGTGTTTGTGTGCCTGTATGATTCGCTCTGTCTTTTAAATCAGCATCTGAAGCATTTGCAGTTGCACCAGTTGCTATGTTGGAAAGTTTAGTTCGTTCATCACTTGTAATAATTGATCCACTACCAGCATCTGATACATCATTATGTAAAGTAACTGAGCCTGTTCCGTGACCAGCTCCTTCAGAGGTATCAATCCTCGCGTCTACTGCGGTATCAAAATCTGAAATTGTCGAAGCTGTTTGTGTACCTGTATGATTAGCCCGATCTTTTAAGTTTGCATCTGTTTCATTGGCAGTTGCTCCAGTTGCTATGCCGGAAAGTTTAGTTCGTTCATCACTTGTTAAAACTAAGGAACTACTACTAATTCTCGTGTCTACAGCAGTATTAAAATCAGATATTACAGAAGATGGAATTGTTCCTACATGATTTTCGCGACTAACGATATGAGAAAGTTTGATCTTCTTAGTTTGAGTTTCGCTGATATCAACCAATGGAATAATGTCATCTCCAGAAAAGCTAGTTGTTTCAGGAAGTTGTGATAATTTTCGATCAGGCATAATAACTTTAAATGGTAGCCTTCAGACTTTTAAGCTCTGAGGGGCTAATAGGTGTTTTTGTAAGATACTCAGGATGCTCAAAAAGGAACTTTCCGGCTTTTGCGCAGTAATGAATAAAATCTGCTTTTTCTAGATTCTTTAAGGCATCAGAGAGACCATTCCAGTTCCATGGTAAGGGGTGAAATTCCAAATCTGATGTGTGTACGATTGCATTCAGAATATCTTGATCGCCTTCAAAAGGGCTTCTTTCTTTAAATGGAAATCTTTTCGGCGTTCTTTCCTCCCATTTTCTAAATGCCCATTTTCTCCAGTTTTTACGAATTACAAGTCTAGC